ATAAAATTCCATCTTCTCCGCCATTAGTTACGGTCTTAATTGATGCGGCTATGGATGCGTAGTCATGCGCGTTATCGCCTGAATCTTCGCCTCTATAAACAAGGTTCCCTAAATTATCAGCATTAGCAGGGCTGGCAGAATTTCTATATAGAACAAGGTCGGGGGCTGTATCTGCCCCGGCATCGCTATTTTCTAAAATAATCTGATCAGTTGTATCAGTACTAAATAAATGAAGTTGAGCCGCCGGAGTACCCGCCCCTAATTGCAACCCGCTTGATTGAAATGATCCAACTAACGTTTGATTGATTGAAACAGAAAGAGTATTAGCAGCCGATCTATAAAGACCAGTCGCGCCACTATCAGCTAACCAACCTAAAGAGGGTGTCGTGTTACTTCCCGACGGTAGGTTTCTTAATAGCGTTGTATATTGTATTTTCTTGTTTTTGGCAGAGTTAGAAGACTCACTTGAATCAAGAATTTGAATTACATCATCAGCAACCGGCGCCGTTAATTCGGTTAAAGCGCTAATTTTTCGATCTGCCATTTTTTACTTTTATTTTAATCGGTTTTTTCTTTTTCCTCTTTAACAAGCTTTTCTAGCACTCTTACAATTCCTTGATCTTCTAAAATTGGTTGCGTTAATTTCTGCCCGTCTTCTTGTAGCTTTTTAATATCATCTTGTATTTTTTGTAAACTTGCTAAATTTGCATCAAGCCGAGTTTTTGCCGCTTGCAATTCGCTTTCTTGAGTTGTCATAGAGGTTTAATATGTCCTCGTAATATAAAAGCAATTAAAACAAGAAGCAAATAAAAAACTAATCGGCTTCCTCCGCTGTATTACCTTCTTCTACCCACTCTAGGTACTCTTGATAGTCTTTGTTTGCTGGATCGAATGGGATCACAGCGCCATCTGATTTCCTAATTACTTCTTTTTGGTAATTCTCAAAAGTTGAATCTCTTAATTTATACATAATTTATAGCTCTGCCTCTGAGGCAGCCAAAAGACTATAATATCTACCATAGCCAGAACTACCAATTCTAGTGTCAACCGTAAACCCATCTACTGTTGCACCTTGTAGATTTTGGGAAGTTAAATTTTGAACGCTAGTTGCTGCTGTTATTACGGTCAATGTTGGTGCTGCTCTTTTAGTTGTTGCATAGTGAACCCTTGCAGAACCATTTCCTTGTGCTGCCGCGCAATATCCTGCCCAAGTGGAAGAATTTAGCTCATAGTACCTTTGACACAACGCTAATTCTTCTGCATAAGATTTGTGCTCAAACTCTGTAGCTATAGATCCAATTTCTAACTGCACGCCTGTAAATTGAAAGGTTCTACTTGTGCTGTCTCCTATTGAACTAATTCCTACAGCTCTATTTGCATCTGTATTTGCTTGCCATGTGCCCGCCGTATAACTCCCGCTTGTGTAATTAGTTCCAGCATGTAAGTAAATAATTAAAGTTAAACTACTCGCGTTGTCATCATCAAAAGCCCCCGTTGTATCTGATGGGATAGCAATTTTAATTTGATTCCAAGAAGATGTAACAGCAAATTGAGTACTACTCATTCTAGAATTATCATTGTCTACAAGCACTGCCATATAAGTGGCCGAGGCATTACCTTTAACGTAAAAACTTAAATATAATTTTTCAGCCGCACTAGTTCCTTTTTTTATAAGTTGTAAATCTTGCCCCTCTATGTGCTGACCTACTAAAACTAAGGCGTTAGTAGCTATTGAAGTATCTGCCGTGGTACAAGCAAATTTCATTGAATTAGCAAAACCATCAGGACCATTTGAATCTTGTGACTCTGTAAGTACTACCTGAGTGTTATTGCAGTATGTGTACCATCTATCTACAGTTGAATAGAAAACACCATTTGAACTACCTATACCAGTTTTTGAAGTAGCTCTTTGCGCTACTTTCATTTCTGAGTTATGTAAAATATTTCTACCAGATAAATTATTCGACTTTAAATTGCCAGTTGCTTCAATATCTCCATCAGAATCAATTGTTAATCTTGTTATATCATTAGTTGTAAAATACAAGTTTGCGTTTTCACTTTGCTGAATTGCTAAATTATTATTCCCGCTAGATGGATAACCAATACTCCCTTTAATTGCAGAAGTATCGAAAAATTCAATCCAAGTTCTACCTGTAGCTGCCGTAGATTCTAGTCTAATTGTTCCATCTAAACCTTTAACATGCAATTCTCTATTTGGAATACATCCAACACCTAAACCTGACGAGTTAATTGTGATCCTTTTTGTTCCACCTGTTGAGATGTCTAACGTATCAGCACCGCTTGACCATATACCCGTGTTTAAATCATCTCTAAAAGCAAGACCGGGGGTAGCTTCTGCCCCGTCCTCCATTGTTAACGTCCCATCAAGTTGAAATAGTTCTATCCATGCGTTATTAGCTGCGTTTCTAATTTTTTTAACACCGTTTGAGGTGTCGTTCCATTCCATATAAGCGTATGTTGTGGAGGGTTCCGTTCCTGAACTGTTACCAGTAACAATCGCCGCTAATGCGTTATTTAAATCTGTACGAAAGCTACTCCCTGATTGGTTCGATAATACGTAGTCGTGAGTACTCATTTTTTACTATGTCGCCTTAATATGCTTTCAGTTTAGACAATGATAGCAAGATTAGTATTTTAAGCGCCCTCGGTTCCATAACCGTTTGCTTGAAACTGGAAATTGCGACTAACTCCCGAACCTGACGAGTTATAGAAATTAATTGTAAAACCTGTTCTTGTTTCGCTACTAATTGCATATCTGTCACCGCTTGCCATATCACTTGAAGTAATGCCTAGCTTAGGTGTTTGATAAAAAGCTTTTGCATAAGTGACAACCTTTGCACCTGTTCCCGACTCAAAACCGCCGCTTTCCGTTCTGTTCTCGAATTGCAGCGTATAACCTAATTCGTCAACAATAGGAGTTTGATCAACTGTTGTAGAAGATAAATCAACTTTAAATTGAAAGACGCGCCCGGTATATCTGCCTGATTCCATCGGAGTCCAAACACCGTAAGTCTGAGAACTTTCTTGTAACATATCGCTGCCATCTTCTAATAATATTTTGTCACCATCTTCTGTGATTATGTCGTCATCAGCAGGGGCATCATTGCTTTTTCTAAAATAAAGATTTGCTGTTGTTTCATCTGCTAACGCTCCATCAAAATCACTCCACCTATCCATATTTGTTGCACGATCATCAATCGTATCATTAGGAAGTAGACCTCTTGTTGTTAGTTTTCTTTTAAAAATTACTGTAAATATTGCGCCTAAATCAACGACGTTATTAAAGTAATAAGTTCCTGAAGTTTTAAGCGAACCAAGAAAATCTATTGATCCCCAGTCGTCAATATTTCCTGTTTGTTCATCCCAAAAGTCGCTACCTGTAAGAGTTAAAGCATCAAATTCATTTGAATATTGAACATTATCTTTTTGACCTTGAAATGGTGGGGTGTCTGTATCTTCCCTTCTAACTGTTTGATTTAATCTAGGCAACGCATCAGGTAGATCTATTGTTGCGCTTACTTCATTGCTACTTTTATTTCCTAGCTGATCCTTAAACTTGACCATATATTCACCCTCTAATAAATCTAAAACAACCGAGTCAGTATTTGATTGAACTTCTCTTAATAGTGTTGAGTCTGCCCATGTACCAGTGCCATCAGTTTTATTTGAATGACGAATAATCGATATTAAATCTGAACTATTACCGCCCCATGTCGTAGGGATTGACCACCTAAAAGTTACCTCGTCTTTGCTAGAAGCCTGAACGCTGACATTAACAGGATCAGGAGGCAAAAGAACAGGGGTTGGATCATCACCGCCGCCACCTGACCCCGGAGATGGAACAGTAATTGTTTGAGATGTCCAAGGCGATGTTTTACGAACTGGGGCAGGCCCAACGGCCCGAACTTCAAAAGTTAATCTTGTACCCGCCGCCAAACTATCAATTTGAAAAATAGTACTTGTCGTTGAAGTTGTTGTATAACTACCGCCGCCTATTTTGTATCGAATATCAAAAAGAATACTTGAGCCGTTTGTTCCTCTTGTCCAGTTCCAAGTAATTCTATTAATTGTGTTGTTGTTAACCCTTATTTCAGAAAATGCCCAATTTAAACCAGTAATTGCCGTTGGATTATCATCAAAAGTTGTTGTGTCTTCATATTCGATAGGTGTTCCACTATCAGCGGCTGAATAAATAGAATCATTAAATTCTGTTCCTGTAATTGAATAAGTACCATCTTTATTGTCATCAACAGAAAGACACCTGAATTTTTGTTCAACAACAGTACTAGAAGAAATCGACCAAACGCTTTGTGCTTGAGGCGCGGCGCTAAATGCTGAACAATTAACAACGGCTTCAGCAACAGAACTAATATCTTTGGTTTCCATGTCACCATCTGGCATGATGCAAGATATTTGATGACTAGACCCGGCAGGCAATGAAATTGTTTGGTCGCAAGTAATTGCTGTAGTTGTAGAACTTGCAACTCTTCCGGCTAATCTTGCACCTTGTTTCATTTCATCAGCAACCGCGAAAACTTGCCCCGGAAAAACTGCAACGCCCTCCAAACCAGTTGAAAAACTTATAACGGCTTGATCTAATTCCTCCGCCGCCATCATCCAACGACCTAGCCTTTGCGCTTGATATTTTGAAGTACACCCAAAAGCAATTATCTCTTTCGTTTGATAACCATACTTAGAAATTAAGTCGTAATCTTCTACTACAACAAAATTAAATTTATAAAAATTATCAGGGTCGTTATATCGAACACGTATTGAAGTACTTCTAGTTTTTAACGATGAACCCGCGTAATTAAATAAACCATCAGTTACATTTGAATTGTTATAAAGATGTACGGGCGAAACGTCGGAACCGTCTAAATTTCCATGATCTCCCGTGACTTGTATTGTATTACTTGCCCAATAGGTCATGCCCCTAAAGGTGCTTGCTAAATCTCTTACAACTGAATAGGCATCAGCCCGATTACCTACAACTGTATTTATTGCAAATCTTGGTTCTTGTGTTCCGTCTGGGGTCGTAATTAATTGATTTGCATATTGCGCTAACGGATATAGATCAACCCAATTTAAAGAAGACGAGGCAATAAAATCACCTGCGCCCCAAACTTTATTAGTAAGCATTGCATAAAAAATGCAAACTGGGCACGTAGTCCACCGAGTCACCAAAGACCCGTTAAAAGCTAGATCAGTAATAAATTCAAGACTTCCATCTTCTCTAACATGCGTATTATGTGGAACTTCAACTTTCACCCCGCGTATCAAATAAGCCCTAGTTGGAATCGATGTGAATTGCTTAGTTGAAAGACTTAAACCAACACAAGCCGTATAAGGGTATGCACTTCTTAATTCTTGTTTTTCTATAATGCTTGTCCAAAAAACCCTATTACCTCTACTTGCTGCTAATGGTGTTGTTTCTGAAACCTCGTCAAAATCTGTATAGCTAATTTCAAAATCACTGTCATCGCTAGTTAACTTTAAAACTTTTATATTCCACGGTCCTTGTCCGGGTAGTTGGATTTTTGGCGTTTTAACTTGATAATCCGTTGTACTTATTCCCGTTATGTCTCTTGTATATAGTGTTTGATAACTTCCCCCTTGCGGTTGCACTTGTACCCATAAATGAACGGTTGCATTAAATAATTGCCCTTTTGCTAAGCCCTCTTGAGCTGTTGAAAATAACGCAGGGATAGAAAATAAAATATGGAATGACTCAACATCTGTATCTGTTATCTGTCTTACAACTGAGCCACCCCCATAATCTCTAGATGTAACCTCATTAGTAGAATTAAGTGTTTCACTATAATTTGAACCTACTTCCGCGTTTACCGTCGTTACTGTTGATGTCCCGTCGTCTAAATAACCGCCTAATCTTGATTGAGTTGCACCTCCAAGCCTGAAATCCCAACTAACAGAATCAGTATCAAAATTTCTTGATCCGTCACTTGCTTTTATTGGTGTTTCATCTAGATAAATACCTTTTTCAGAATTAACTAATCCTTCAATTGTTCCCTCACAAAGAAGATCAATTATTTTAATAGTAGAGGTAGAATTTAAGCCCATTTTTTTTAAGTATCAGGGTTAACAAAGTAATAACCAACTTGAAGAACTTCTAAAGTATTAACATTCAAGTCGGCGCTATAATCAACAGGCTCAACAAAAACTAAATAATTATCTTTATGTTCAATCTTTCCATAAGTAAACCAATGCACCCATGAATAACTTTGTGAACCTGACATTAAACCTTGCGCCGTTACTTGTATCGTTGCAACATCAGGCGTACTATCTAAATCTGTATTTTCTACAATAATTTTAAACGTCACAAATCCATCAACTTTTGTACTGCCTGCCCCTGCAATTTCGTCATATAATCCATTATTTAACCTAAAAGCAATTTGAAATCTTGCGACATTAGTTGGACCGCTATTTTCACCCGGTATGTTTCCGCCTACTACTTGCTGCCTAGTATTACTTGTTAAATTTAATTGATGCGGCGCGGCTAAATATTTTGTTGTTGAACCTCCAATAATTGAATTTACATCAGAAGCACTTAACGCCCTTGATTTAACCCCAGACGTTTCTTTAAAAACAGAATCTAACTTTTCGCCTTGAATCCTCATCGTATCGGGTGAAGGCGTTTTAATCCATTCGTTCAAAGGGTCTGATTCGTCTGTTACTTGCATATCTGCACTAACAATATGGGAGCCTATTAAAGCCTTACCAAAAACTACGGGAATTGTTGCACCAGCTCCAACGCTATTAATTGCTCCTCGATATGCGTAAGATTGACGACCATCTGAACCCCTAACAATCGAACCCGGCCCTCGATCTGTTGACGTTGCACCCGGTGTGAATTGTGGCGCTTCTTGCGGTTGAGGTGACAACATTTGACTAATACCGCCAAGAGTTAACGCGATACCAATATTTCCACCGATTGCAATAGCCGCCATAGTTGTTGAATAAGACGCCGCCAATGGAATACCAGACGCACCAACAAACCCCGTAGCACCCAACGAAACGCCACCTGTTGCAACAGCTAAACCAATCAAGGCAACACCAGTAATAAGTCTTCCAGCTCCACCACTACCAGCAATAACAGGCGCAACAATTAAATCTTTGCTCCCAAACGGGAGCATCATATCTTCTAACTCAAATTCTGTTTCCGATTGAATAACTTTATAGCCAACACCTCTTTCACCTGATTCAACTAATTCTCTTGAAAATTCAGGGTAGTTAATACATAAAAGCCTAATTGCATCAACAGGCGTTCTTAAGTTGTGATACTCATGCACCGGGCCAAATTTTTCTCCTAATTCATCTAGGAGTAACACCCGTTGCATATCTAAAAACTGCCTCTGTTCTCTCTACATAGTAGAACCTATATGCCTCTACGCATGAAAGAGAATTTTGCTTTTGATGCAAGATCATTTCATTAGGCAGCAATATGGCCGCGTGCATTGCTGTTTTAGTTCCTAGACGCATTACCAAGACATCATTCGGTAATCTTTGATTAATTTGGATTTGTTGAAAACCTTTTTTTGGTAATTGATCTAAAAATATACTTTCGCAAGTTTGTAAATCTTTGGGCCTTTCATATTCAGGAAGTTCAACGCCTAATAATTTAAAATAATTTCTAACTAAACCAAAACAATCACTCTTTCCATATTCCCAATTTAAACCGACTAAGGATTGATAGTTAACCATTCATCTTTAGGAGTTAAATAAATATGCCAATTGATCTTTGTACGTGAACAAGCCTTTTGATCCGCCGGGCTTTCTTTTCCTCCCTTCGGGTGTGAATGAATAATCGCTTCAATTTTTCCATTTTGTCGTGCCTTTACATAATCTCTAGCCTCAAGAATAAAATCATTTTCGGGCTTGTCTGCTACGTTTCGACATCTGAAATATTTTCCATTAACAACAACACCGCACGCCTCTTTTGGGTGTTCCTCTAATGCGTGTTTTTTTGCATCACATCTGAAGTCTTGCACTTGGGAAACCTCCAAACGGTAATTCATTTTTACCGGGGAACTTTGCGACACAATCGGAATATTTATGCCCACAAGTTGCATCAGCTCCAGCGTAAGTGCATTGCGTCCCTCTAAATTCCCACGGGCAATGTTCTAATACTTGACGACGAGGTAAA